TTATGCCGGGGGTGGACGCCGCGCAGATCGGCGCCGCATGGGATTTCTTGGTTTCCAACGGGATTATCACCAACGCGGGGACGGTTAACATGGCGGCTGCCTCTGTGGCGGACGGAGCGCAGACAACCCTTGACACGACGATGAACGACGGACAGCCGCAACAGACCGGTGCAACAGCTGCGCAAGGCGTCGCTGAGGGAATGACCAGTCAGTCCGGAACGGTAAATAATGCCGCCGCTAACGTAGTGACAGGAGCGAAAACGACGGCGGATGCTACCGTGCAATCGTCTAACTTCCCGGCAACGGGGACGACGATAGGACAAAACACTGCGTCAGGAATCGATAGTAGTGCACCAACGGTTTACTCCTCTATGAGTGAGCTAATTGCTGGAACAAAATCCACTGGCGATTCTGCCGTTGCCGGAGGGAATTTCCCGGCAATTGGTACAGATGCGGACGGAGAAGTAGCGAGCGGCATTAGCTCTGCCGTAGGAACCGTTACTGACCAAATGGTTTCCATGATAAACACCGCCAGAAGCGTCGGATATCAAATGGTTCGAGATTTCACTGTTATAGGTTACGCCATTAACGACGCAATCGCTGGAGCAATCAATGTGAATGCGTTGAACTCAAAACTTCGCCAAATGGCACGCAACGCGCTTTCGGCAGCAAGAAGCGAGCTTAGGATAAACTCTCCGTCTAAGGTGTTTCGCGGTAAGGTCGGCAAACCCATCACCACAGAAGGCATTGTGGCGGGCGTTGATTCCACGGCGAAGGATGCTGTGAAGTCCGTAAGAGGTATGGCCAACTCTGTCGCAGACGCCGCCACCATTCGGAACATTCAATCTAAGTTTGAGTACGGTGCATCCCTCGTCACTCGCCCCTCCCCCAACACCCCATCCGCCCTACTCCAAGCGGCGAACGCGGCGGTACCAAGAGGGGCAACAACCCGCGAGGTTTACCAGGTGGAGATCCCACTGGTCATCAATGGCAAGGAACTCTACCGAGCAACGTTCAACGACCTGCGGGCGGCGCTGAACGGAAACGCACGCCGGACCGCGAAATCGTCTCTGATCTGATGGAGGTGCGTGCATGAAAGCAAAACTTGTGCTTAACGGCACCGACATCTCCGGCTATCTGGCGGAGAGCGGAATCGCGCAATCTCCCATCTACCGGCAGGAGAGCAGCGTGGTCACCATGGATGGCATCGAGCACCGTAGTAACATCCGAAAGGTCCAGCTCGACGTGGAGTTCGCCCGGATGCGAGCGGAAAACGCTTATGCTATCGCCGACCTTATTACCCAGCCATCCACGGTGACCTACCTGGACTTGGACGGCACAGAAAAAACCAAAGTGTTCTGGGTAGAGGGCCCGGAAATGACTCAGGAGAAGGTAGAATCTGGGATCACCTGGGTGGAGGGCGGTTCCATGACTCTGGCAGAGAGGTGATGCCATGCACACGACCAGCGACCTTTACAACCAGATTTTCTCCGATCCAGGGCACTGGACAGAACTGAAATTGGACATCGCCGGACAGGAGTATACCCAGCAAAACATTGTCTCATTGTCCATCTCTGGTGGGCTGTTCGATACCCCTGGGATCGGGAACGTAAATGCCCGGCAGATCGACATGGAGATAATTCCAATTGGGACCATTCCGAGGCAAGCGCAAATTCAGGTGTTCGTCCGGGTGTGCGTTTGGGAGCAGGCCAGCGAATGGATTCCAAAAGGCGTGTTCTTCTTCTCCACACGGGAACTGGATAAGGTGTCCGGCATCCTCACGGTAACTGGCTACGATGCCATGCTCAAAGCAGAAAACGTCTGGCTCAACGAGGACTATGTATACGATAACTGGCCCATGCCCCAGGAAACCGCTGTGGCGGACATTGCCCAACGCATGGGCGTTTCGGTGGATCCCCGTACGGTTCTCTCCGATGATTTCCCCGTTGAGTACCCCGTGGACGAAGAAGGGGACCTCACTATGCGGGAGGCGTTGTCCTTCATTGCCGTTTCCGATGCGGGAAACTGGATCATTACCGACGAAGGGAAGCTGCGATTGATCCGCTTTGGGGACATCCCAGAGCAAGCGGGTTACTTGGTGACGGAGTACGGACAGCCCATCCAGTTTGCGGGGGAGGTGTTGATCCTTGTCTGACTCTATTTTTCTGGGGTCTCGGGCGGGCAGCCTAGATATTGGGGACATCCCGTCCAACATCTCCCGTGTGAATCTCAGTGTAGACAGCGAGACCTATTACACCGCCGGGAGTGACACAGGGCGAACGCTGGAGGTTACCTGCGCCTGGGCGTCTCAGGCTATGGCAAACTCCATCCTTGCCGCTGTACAGAACGTGGAGTACCAGCCCTACACCGCGGGGGAGGCCCTGATGGACCCAGCGGCGGAGATTGGGGACGGCGTTGTTGTTGGCGGGATCTATTCCGTTATCGCCAATGACAACATGTCGTTTTCCCGCCTGTACAATTCCGAGATTTCAGCGCCTGATCTGGACGAAGTGGACGATGAATACCCGTATGAATCCCTGGAGCGCAGGCAGTACGACCGAGAACTGGCCAGAACGCGGTCCCTGATATCCAAGTCCGCCAGCGAAATCCTCCTACAAGTGGAGGGCATCGCGGAAGATTTGGAGGGACAGATATCCAGCATTTCCGTGAAGTTGGATTCCATCACACTTTCGGTGTCCAACGGGTCAACATCGTCCACCATTGAGTTGAAAGCCGGCGAGACCACGATTTCCAGCGAAACCATTCAAATGGATGGCCTCGTTACGTTTACCGGCCTGTCCTCCGGTACAACTACCATCAATGGTGCCTGTATCAAAACCGGACAGATTGACGCGGACCGCCTGAATCTCACGGGGGCTATTGCGTTTTCCGACTTGTCCAGCTCCGTCCAGGGGGATATCAACGACGCGCAGAGCACAGCAAACAGCGCGTACAGCTTGGCCAACACGGCCAACAACACCGCAAATAACGCCGAGGATAAAGTAGAGGCGTGGAGCTACCGGGGCACCACATACATCGACGGCTCAAAAATCCAAACCGGCACCGTGGAGGCATCCATACTGCGCGGCGGTACGGTGGAACTGTTGGCGTCGGGAGGGAGCACGGTCGGCTCCATCGAAATCACATCCACGACCACCGGCGTCGGTCTGGAATTCGTTACAAACCGTGGCGGTATGCGCATGACATCTGCCGGTAACTGGTGGGTGGATACCACAAACTGCTCGTTTGGAACAACGTCCACTGGCCGGTTTTCGTTCAGCAACTCCCCGACGCCCAGTTCCGATGGGTCTGTAACCCTCGGTCGCAGCACAATCCGGTGGAGGGATGTGTACTCCCAAAACGCCACCATAAACACATCTGACGCCAATTTCAAAAAGGATGTGGAATACGGGCTGGATCGGTTCCTGCCTGTGTTCGACGCGCTGCGCCCGGTGTCGTTCAAATTCATCGACGGGCAAAGCGACCGTACCCACATGGGGATTATCGCGCAGGACCTCGAGGAAACTCTGTCGGAGCTGAACATCCCAACGAAGGACTTCGCGGCGTTCATAAAATCCTGGGGAATTGATGAAGAAACCAAAGAGGGTAGCTATCGCTACGCGATCCGCTACGGGGAATTCATCCCATTGCTGATCTACCAGGTACAAAAAATAAAGGAAGCCCTAAAGGACAAAGGAGTGATTTCATGACGAAGGTGCAGGAATATTTAGACCAGGCGTTTAAATACATCTCCGCCATCCCCGTATCTGGGGAACAGGTGGAGATCATGGCGCGAGCTAGGGAATTGCTCCGGATGGCCTATGCTGAGGCTGGAAAGGATGCAGCGGAGGTGAAACAGGATGGCTAATGTACCAAAGGCGATTACTGATCTCCCAGTAGCCTCCGCCATGGGGGACGATGATCTGCTCGTTGTCTCCCAAAATGCAACCACATCCAGTATCAAAGGGGAGCTTATCAAGGGGTACGCCCAAAATGCAGTTGCGTCTCAGGTAACAGCAGCCCAGACCGCAGCAACCCAGGCCAGCCAATCCGCCACCCAGGCGGAGGCGGCCAGACAGGGCGCAGCGGCGGCACAAACCGCGGCGGAAAATGCACAGGACGCAGCGGAAACGGCGAGGGACCAATCCGTTGCCGCTGCCGGAACCATCGGGGATTCCGTGGAGCAGGCACAGGATGCAGCTAGTCAGGCATCCAGTGCTAAAGATGCCGCTGTTGCTGCCCAGACCGCCGCAGAGACCGCGAAAACGGCAGCCGAAACGGCCAGCGGACAGGCTCAAACAGCAGCCACCCAGGCCGCTGGGAGTGCTACTGCTGCACAAACAGCTGCGACCCAGGCAGGCGACGCAAAGACAGATGCCGAGACCGCCCGCAATGAGGCGGAGACATCCGCGTCTTCTGCCGCGAATTCTGCCTCTGATGCCGAGAGCGCGGCCACGGAAGCGGAACAGGCAAAAACTTACATCGAAAATATGGACATGGAGGGGGAGACGCTCCCAGCGGGATCCTCCGTTACCGTGACCAAAACCACCTCTCCCGAGGGGAATTTGCTGTTTGTGATTGGGGTGCCTCAGGGGATCCAGGGCGACAAGGGCGACACCGGAGAAACTGGCGCAACTGGTCCCCAGGGCGTGAGCGTTACCAACGCAACCGTCAACGAGGACGGCGACCTGGTGATTACCCTGTCCTCCGGCAGTCCCATCAACGCTGGGTCTGTCATCGGCCCCCGAGGTATCCAGGGTGAGGTTGGCCCAACCGGTGCAAGTGTCGACCGTATCGAGCGCACGTCTGGCACCGGCGCACCTGGAACCACGGATACCTATACCGTATACCTCACCGACGGGCAGACCGGCGGCACATTCCAGGTTTACAACGGATCCAACGGCACCGGATCCGGTGATTTCATGGCGGATGGGTCGGTACCGATGACTGGTGACCTCCAGATGGGCGGACACAAGATAACCAACCTCGCGGAGCCCACCGACAACACAGACGCGGCGTCCAAAGAGTATGTGGACGATACCATAACCGTCTCTCTGGTCGGTAACTATATCCCGACGGGGCAAAAAGGACAGGCGAATGGCGTTGCGTCCCTGGATAACTCCGGAAAGGTCCCGAATGAGCAGTTGCCCCCGATGGACTATGTTCCTACCAGCCGAACCGTTAACGGGCATGCACTCAGCGCCGATGTTACGCTGGATGCGGATGATGTTGGCGCACGACCGGACACCTGGACTCCGTCTGCTGAGGATGTGGGAGCCATCCCTAACCCCTCCGGCGGAACCCCCGGCCAAGTCCTCACCAAAACCTCCACGGGCGAGGAATGGTCCGACGCCCCCAGCGGATTACCTGAAGGCGGCTCCGAGGGCCAAATGCTGTATAAGACCGCTGACGGGACTGAGTGGGGAGATAAGCCTAATATCTATGTGAATATCGAATATTCTGACGGTTCGTATTCAGCGGATAAAACGTACGAAGAGATAAGACAACTTCTCTTAGATGGATTCCATGTATTTGCTCTGTACGGTGGCTTGATATTTGTGTTATCTAGCTGCCTATTAGAAAGTACGATTAGTTCAATTAAATTTTTTAATGCTAAATATGAATCGTATAGGGCTTTAAACGGCAGTTTTTTTGAAATCGAGCCTGATTCCTCCGTATCAAATAATTCGTTCGATCTCGATTTCAGCGATTATGTCCCGGTAACGAGATCGATCAATGGGAACAGGTTATCCAAGGACGTTCATTTAAGCGCAGAAGATGTTAACGCAATTGAAAATCCTGCGAACGGAACTGAGGGACAGATCCTGGCGAAGACATCATCTGGAGCTGCGTGGGTGGATGCTCCTGAAAGCGGTCTCACCCAAGAGCAAGCGGATGGAAGGTATTTGCAGTTGAATAGCGATGCAATGATAACAGGAGACGTCACATTCAAATATGGCGCTGATTTTGATGGAAGCAAAATTACAAGCGTTGGAACGCCAGTTAATGGCAGTGATGGAGCCAACAAAGCCTACGTCGATTCCAAGGCCCCCTCCTCCGTCACCGTCACCCTCACTACTTCCGGCTGGTCCTCTAACACCCAGACTGTCACCGTCTCTGGTGTTGTTGCATCTGAGACCGCACAACTCATTACGCCAACTCCTGCCATTGCCTCCCAGTCTGCGTATTATGAGGCCGGGATTATGTGTACCAACCAGGGGACAAACAGCCTGACATTTACCTGCCAGACTGTACCTACAAGCAATCTGACTGTGTATGTTGTTATACAACCGTTGAGCTGATAGGAGGTGCGGTATGATTCAGAATGGAGTTGTGCCTGGTGGGGGAGACATTAACGTCGAGTATGGCTCGTTTTTTGTTGGCTCTGGAGGAAATAGTGTTGCTTTTGATACGGCGTGTAAAAAGGTCTGTGCTCAGTATCTAGATAACAGGCATATATCCACAGTTATTCTGTCTCCGGGTGGTTCTGATAATTTTTCTGACTCCGCAGAGTCGAATTATCTCCCAGCTTCCCTTTCCAGCGACGGGAAAACATTAACTGTAAGCGACCCCAACTATGTCGGAAGTGGAACCGTATATTACTTTGCGATTTCGTAAGGAGATGTAGAATGGAACCACTATTCACACTAATCGGAATCGCCCTCGGATCCTCCGGCCTATCCGCCATCATCGTGGCAATCCTGAACCACAGATGGGCCACGAAGAAAGGGACAAGCACGAAATTGGATGCCCTTCTGGAGGCGCAAAAAGTGCTCATGATCGACCGGGTCCGGTATCTCGGCGAGTGCTACATCATCCGAGGGCACATCACCCTGGACGAAAAAGAAAACTTGGTTGAAATGTACCAGGCGTACAAAAATCTTGGTGGGAACGGGCATCTCAAAACCGTTATGGAGGAGATAGACCGGCTCCCGGTACATGGAGAGGAAGTGAAGAAATGAGTGAAAAATGGAAAACCTGGTGGCGCGCTGCGGGTGTCCGAGCCATCAAAACCTGCGCACAGGCTGCGGTGGCGGCAATCGGGGCGTCTGCGGTACTGTCGGATGTGAACTGGATTACTGTGGTTTCTACCGCTGTGCTGGCTGGCGTGCTGTCGCTGTTAACATCCGTGGCAGGGTTGCCCGAAGTAAAACAGGAGGTGAGTACTGGTGAGTAATAGTAAGCTAGTTGTATACACCAAGTTATCCCCTCATTGCACTAAGCCTCGGCAGGGGACAATCAAAGGCATCTCCATCCACACCATGGCAGGGCCTGGCAGCGTGGAGGGCTGTGGTCAAGTGTTCCAGACATCCGAGGCATCCAGCCATTACGGCATCGGGCCGGATGGCCGCATTGGCCAGTACGTACTCGAGGAAAACCGGGCCTGGTGCTGCTCCCATAAGGTGGACCATGAGGTTGTGACCATCGAGGTATCCAGTATCCAGGCGTATCACGAGCCCTACGAGTGCACGGCTGCCGCCTTTGAGAGCCTGATTGATCTGTGCGTGGACATCTGCCAGCGCAACGGCATCGAGAAGCTCCTCTGGAAGGAGGGCAAACAATATTGCCCCGCGTTTACCGGCAACTGGGCCGTGTGCAACATGGTCCCCCACCGATACACCACAGACAAGGGCAAGAGCTGCCCGGGAAACTATCTGTTTGGGAAATATGGCGAGATCGCAAAACTTGTCAATGCGCGACTGAAAGGAGAGGACGAGGACATGGACATCAATAAGCTGCTCCAGGAAATGACCGACGAGCAGGCCTATCAGATTTACCAGAAGGCCATCCAGCACATAGTGACCCTGCCGGAGCCGGAGTGGTCCCAGGAGGAGGGGGCCTGGAAGAAGGCCAAGGAAACCGGTGTCATGGACGGCACCAGCCCGGAACGCCCCCTGAAACGGGATGAGTTCGCGGCTGTTCTGGACCGGAAGGGGCTGCTGTGATGGACGTGACCATCCACAACCTGGACAACATCCCCGAGGAGATTGTGCAAGCGGCCATTGCCATGATGGAGCAGGAGGAGGGGCGTCGTGTGGTGGAAATCTCCATCCGCCGCACCGGCAATCCCGACGAATACGGGATCACCCCCGTTTTTGAAAAGATGCCCTTCCAGAGGATCCGGCGGATCACCGGCTACCTGGTGGGAGACCTGGGCCGGTTCAACGATGCCAAGCGGGCGGAGGTGGAGGACCGGGTGAAGCACGGGATGTGAAAAAAAGAGGCCCCCAACGGGCCTCTTTTCCGTGTATGCAATAGGTATGCAATAGCCAAATTTTTCGAAAATCAATTTGAAAAAGTGAGCGACAAAAAAGTTCCGAAAACCACCTGTTTAGGCTAGTTTTCGGAACTTTTGGTCCGAGTGTTGAGATTCGAACTCAAGGCCTCTTGAACCCCATACATGCCAAACCCTTTGAACCTCAACGGTTTGCGGCTCTATTGTGTGCAATTTGTATGCAGTAGGCCAAATTCAAAGTGCGTCGGTTATTTTGCGGAGATCCTCCAAATCAACGTCTTGGTAGTGCCGCAGCATCCCCTCTGACGTGTGCCCTATCAATTCCAGTTTGTCCTTATCTGCGCCCTTCACCCGTTTTAGCAGGGTAGCAAATGTATGGCGGCAAGAGTGCGGGGTATAGCGGTGGTACCCAAACTCGTTCACAGGATTTTCCACGCCGATCGCATCCAGGACGGAGTAGAACAACTCGCGATATTCTGCGATCGGCATCTCGCCTCCATCCTGGCGGCAGAAAATCGGCCCTCCAATTTTGTTGGCGGTGAGGCGGTCAATAATGGGCTGGATTTTCGGGGAGATGGTTACAACCCTGTTTTTCCCGGCGGAGGTTTTCATCCCCCACCGGAACACCTTTTCCTTTCGGTCGTATTGCGAGGCATCCAGGGTGAGCAATTCGGATGGCCTGTATCCCAAATAGCATTGACAAAAAACGTAGTCCGCTCCCGGAATGGTATCCTGCGCCCTCTCTAGGGCCTCTACAGCGCCTTCCGGAAGGCCTTCCCTTGGCCCGGTATCTGTACCCCCTACACGCAAGTATTCGCCCAGGTTGAGCCGTGCAAGGCCCCGTGGGATGGCATATTTGTAGATCAGCCCGCAAACGGCTTTCATGTTCTGCTGAGTTCTCTTGCCTTTGGGGCAATCGTCCATACAGTCTTGCAGGTCCTCTATGGTGATATAATCCAGTTTATACCCCCAAACCGGCTTAAACCATTTCATTGCCGCCTGGTAGCAGCCCATCGTGGACGCACTTGCTTGGTGGGTCGGAAACCACAGGTCGTACACCTGGCGGAACGTGCGGGTTTTTGTTTCCGGCTCCCGGCCCAGGATGGCAAGATACTCCAACGCCTCCCGCTTGGTTTTAAAACCGCCTTTTGTGCGTACCTCTCGATGCAGCTTGTCCTCTGAGACGTAGTATCCCAGCGTCTTGGCGGCTGTCCACGTTTTTCCGCGGCGGTAGACTGTGCCGGTCCCGTTCCCGCGGGATTTTGAAGCCTGGCCGGAGGTGACCTTTGCCCCGCACTGTAGGCAGTACTTCGCCTTTTCCGGCAATTCGGTATGGCATTTCTTGCATTTCACTTGCAATTCCTCCTATCTTTGGGTAAAATAGAAGGGCAGTACCCTGTCCAAAGTTACTGCCCCTATAGCCGTCCTCGGTGTTGGTAGCACCGGGGGCGGTTGTTTTATGCGCTTTTATGCGAGAGTGGTGGGATCGAAGGTTTTGGTGGCCTGGGTTCCGTCGCCGAGGAATTCCTGGGCGATTACCTGCACAGGAGATTCGCTCGTTAGAGTGAACACCAGCTGGAATTCATTGCTTCCGCCGGGCTGCACGTTCAAGGATTCTGAGCCGGCATCGAAATCTTCGGACCCAATGATGGCTCTTTCAAGTTGCACGCCATCCTGGTATGCCTCAACCATTAGGGCCAACATAGGGGAGGTCGTTTCGTCACTGTTGTTTGTAAATGTGAGATTTACGAGGAATGCTTCCTCCCCGGTGTAATCATCGGAAATCACGCCTGCATCCCCGATGGAAACCTCATAATCCCCAACGGTCGCACTGTATGTGTCCGCCGGTTCCTGTGTTTCCTCGGTTGTGGTGGTATCCGTAGTCTCGCCCTGGGTGGTAGACGCTGTGTCATCTCCGCCGCAAGCGCACAGACTCAGGGCCAGCAGGGACCCAAACAGGATAATCGCTACTCTCTTTTTCATGGTTATTTCCTCCGTTATATATTTTTTAGCCGCCTTCGGCGGCGGGGGAACGAAGTTAGTACCCGACGGCAGATACACCGTATTCTGCCTGCTCCTGCGTGAAGCCCTCGAAAACAAGTTGATCAATGAGTCCCTGTCGGGAGAAAGAGGAATAGTCGAGATAGCTTTGCGCTTTCTTGGCAGCTTGTTCGTTCCAGTCTGCACCGCAGTTGTCCACACCATAAGTAGCTTCCTCGGTAGAGAATCCCTCAAACTCAAGCTGCTCGATCAACCCGGATCGAGAGAAGGATGTGTAATTGAGATAGCTCAACGCTTTCTCTAAGGCGTTGATCTCACCTGTGGTCGCATTTTTTTCTTCCGGTTCTGTCTTCGCCGGAACAGACGATATTGCGACAGAATCAACTATATTTTTGAAATCTGAAGAATAATCATAGGAAGAATCAGATAATTCACCGAGCAAGAAATATACAAATCCTCCATCACAGTCAAAGCATACCATTGAGAAGTTATAGTCATTTCCTTTTACAGTGGAAGAATATTTTATTATCGCATAGTTTTCGCCAATCAGATTTTTATCAAATGCACTTGAAGTGTATTTATAGTTTTCGTATCCTTCTTCCAAACCGGAAATAAGTCCATCCACACTTTCTTGTTTCAATATGGATTCTTCTGACTCTGAAAACACCACCATAAGAAGCTCCAGTCCATTCCCAGACGGTGGGTAGAAGTATGTTGTCCCAGGGTTCTTCTCGTTGTCCATTCTCCAGGATGAGGGGACAGAAAACCACAAATTTTTTATATAGTATTCTGACGCACCATTATTAAAGTCATTTGTTTTTATTCGTTCAGATTCTGCGTTGGACTGCTGTGTGGCTTCCGGCTCTGCTTCTTCTTCCGGCGGCGCGTCATTGCCACACCCGATCAAACACAACGCAAGTGCAACACTAAGGATCATGGGAATCGCTCTCTCTTTCTTCATTGTTGTTCCTCCAATCAATCTAGTACATGTGTATACGCTACGGCCAGTCCAATGATATGAATTTGTTCAGCCTCTTTGCCTATAAAAACCGCTGGGGCTATATTTGGATTTTCCGCCACCAGCTGGACAACCCCTGGTTTGGTATAGACTCGTTTTAGTGTTGCCTCGTCACCTCCTACCATGACGGCGGCGATTTGGCCATTTTCTACTTCTTCCTGCTTTCGGATATATACGATGTCTCCGGTCCTAATCCCGGCTCCGATCATGCTTTCCCCTTTGCAGGTCAGGGCGAAGTCCGCCCGAATGTGTCCGGGCAGGTCAACGTAATCCTCTATATTTTGCTCCGCCAGGATGGGGGTCCCGCAGGCAATCTGACCCACAAGGGGGATTTTTTGCATGGATCCAAGTGGTTCTATATTGGGTGGTAGTACCGTTTCTTCCTCCCACCCCATAAGATAAGCTGGTGTTGTCTTTAGGATTTCAGCCATTGCTTCAATCTTGTCGGAAGGAATATTTGAGATTATCCCGTTTTCATATTTGTAGATGTTTTGTTTTGTCGTGGATAATGCATCCGCAAGCTCGGTTTGTGTCATCCCCAACGCTTCTCGCCTTGATCTGATCCTTTCACCCTTCTCCATTGGAATAACCTCGCTTTCTGTAGTATCCTCATTATATCACAAATTTTCCTCAAGTCAACCGAAAAATGACTTGACAAGTTACAGAAACGTGGTATACTGTAAGTAACTTAGAAAGTTACGGAGGTGATACCGATGATAAAGACGGATGAGCTCCGCGGGATTATCGCGAAGAACAATCTCTCCCAAGCAAAAGTGGCAGAAGTACTTGGAATTACTCCGAAAACGTTCTACGAAAAGATGAACCGCGGAGTTTTTGGCAGTGATGAAATCGAGGCGATGATCCACTTGCTCAAGATCGAAAACCCGATTGAAATTTTTTTTGCCAGGCAGTAACCTAGCAAGTTACCGCAGCGGTTAGGAGGGGGGGTGAGAGCGTGTTTGATGATGGGCCAAAGTTTGACTTCGGTGTGTTGGCGTTTTATGCGCTCGGAGCCATTGCTGGCGCCGTTATCGTAAGAGCGATCCTATGAGAGCGGCAAAAAAGGAGGATGCTACGCCGAAGGTAAAGCCGATTGCGCGTTCTATCCAACGCTCTTTGCGACTCATGTCTACATACTCCTTGTACTTTATTCCAGCCTGAGTCAAGGAGACACCGACGTCCATCTTCCCAGCGGTCCCTGCCCGGTATGCGTATTCTGCGAAGCCGTTGGAAACCAGCCATTTTATGATTGGGAACATATCATCTTCTTCCAGCCCGGATATTTCGCAGATTCGGTAGTATGAGAATGATTTCCTGGGGCCATCCGGCTTAGAGGAGCGAAGAAGTTCCAACATCTGTTTACTTTGTGTATCAAGCCTCATTGCTGCACCTCCATTCTCATCCATCATACCACGAAGTAAAACGAGGAGACAAGGAGGAAAACCATGAAACCATTACGCCTCGCCATCCTCGCCTGGGCTGTTGTGTTGGCGACGGTGGCAATCACGAAGGGAGGCCAACCGTGACCTACCAGGAAATCCTGAGCAGTACCAAAGATGTGCTAACCCCTGCCGACATCGCCCCGGTACTCGGGTGCGATCCGCAGAAAATCCGGATTCAGGCGAAGCAAATCCCAGAATCTATCCCATTCCGGTTCATATTTATCGGAAACCGTATGAAAATCCCTCGCCTCGGGTTTATCGCCTGGGCGGAGGGAAAGAAAGAGGAGGAAACACAATGAACGCACTGTTAGAGAGAAAGGCGGCTCTGGCTGAAGACACTATGATTCGAGTGATTGCCCCCGCAATGAAGAAGCGCCACGCTGAGCGGCACAAGAAGGACCGCAAGGCCCGCACCAACGCCGCCCTGTCCCGTCTGGGCATCCCCCTTCGTATCGTATGAGCGGCCCCGTGTACCGCGTTTGCCGCCGTTGTGGCAACCGGTGGAATGTGTCTGCCATAGAACCAGGCGGAAAGGTGTACATCTGCCCGAAGCGTGAATGGAGGTTGCGTCATGAAGATCAACGGCGTGAAGGTGGAAACACAAGGGCATCGACCCTGGAGAGAAAGTCCCTCCCTTAGAAACCGAGGGAGGACCCGCGTGCCGCGGTCGGAACCTATGGAGAAAATCCAGCGCTGCCTCCACTGCCCAGCGTTGGACTGCAAGGGCAAATGCTGCTACAAGCGGCGAGGCGTCCCGGCAGACTTCGCTGAACGGAGGGCGACGACGGAGAACAAGAAGGTTTTGGCGGAGCACTATCACGTTACGGTCAAAACCATTTACAACTGGATCAAGAAGCTAAAGGAGGCGCAAAAAGATGAATCAAACGTGGTTCCCTAAGCCCATCAACTTCCCTGTGTCAGAGAAGGTGGTGCGGGCATACATCAAAGAGGAGCCGGACCCGTTTCTGGACTTCATGTTTCAGACCCACGGGTTCACCATGTCGGAGTACATCGACGAGAACCTGGAACAGTTCTGCGAGTTCATCCTGTCGGGAGGTGCCGAGGCGTGAAGACCCACTGGAAGAAAGTGGTCTCTGACCCGAACTTCATCGGGGAGGGGGACTTTCAGGAAGGGGAGGAAAAGGTCCTCACCATCGAGAAGGTCAACCAAGCGGAAACCGTCCAGACCGCCGAGGGGAAGTCCAAGAAGGCGGTGGTTCACTGGAAGGAGGCAGGGAACAAACCCATGATCCTCAACGTGGCCCGGTCCAAATCCATCGAGAAGGTGGCCGGCAGCGGTTACTTTGAGGACTGGCCTGGGGTGCAGGTGCAGCTCTACATCGAGCACGGCATCAAGGCGTTTGGGGATGTGGTTTCCGCCGTTCGGGTCCGCCCCTTCCAGCCCAAGGCGCAGGCGCCGGTGCCCCCCTGCAAAGATTGCGGCCAGGCCATCACCCCGGCGATGGGGAGGGATGCCCGGTGGCTGGCGACCTACACCGAGAAGAAGTACGGAGCGCCCTTGTGTGCAGCCTGTGCGCAAAAGCGGAAGGTGGCGGAGGAATGAGTCTACCAGAGGTCACCCGGGAGAACTACTTTTCCCCGGAAATCCAGATGGCCTATATGAGCGCCTCCCAATTCAAGGCCTTCGACCGATGCGAGGTTGCCGCGCTGGCAGAACTCCGCGGGGAATGGCCCTCCCAGGAGAGTACAGCCCTGCTGGTGGGGTCCTACGTGGACGCGGCGTTCTCCCAAGAGATGGATACCTTTCGGGCGGAACACCCAGGCCTGTTTAAGCGGGACGGCACTCTGAAGTCGGAGTTTCTCCGAGCGGAGGAACTGATCCGCAGGATGGAAGGAGATCCCCTTTACACCCTCCTGATGCGTGGGGAAAAGCAGGTAATCCGCACCGGGACCATTGCGGGGGTGCCGTTCAAGATCAAGATCGACAGCTTACTGGACGCCGAAACCTGCCGGGAGATTGTCCGGCAGTTTCCGGAAACCCAAACAGCCCTGGGATTTTGTGACGGCGCCATTGTAGACCAAAAGGTAATGCGGGACACGGAGGACATCTGGGACCCGGAGACCCACTGCCGCGTTCCCTTTGCCGTACGCTGGGGCTATGACCTTCAGGGTGCCATCTACCAGGCCATAGAGGGGCATCTGCTGCCGTTCGTCTTGGCGGTGGGGACCAAGGAGGACCCGCCCGGTCTGGAGGCGCTGTACATCCCGGACGGGGACTTGGCCGCCAAATTGGCGGAGGTAGAGGACCGGGCGCCCCGGTACCAAGCCATTAAGGAGGGGCGGGAGGCCCCAAAGCGCTGCGGGAACTGTCCTTACTGCCGGGCAACCCGCGTCCTCCACACGATTTTGGATTATAGAGAGGTTGGGACATGGTAAACAAAGCGATTATACACGGCCGCCTGGTAGCGGACCCGGAGACCAGAACCACAAGCAGCGGGACAAGCGTTTGCAGCTTCCGGGTGGCGTGGTCCAGGAAGTACAAGGAACAGGAGGTCAAACTCTTTCTGCCCTGCACCGCCTGGGGGAACACCGCGGAGATAGTACAGAACCACTTTTCCAAAGGAAAAGAAATTGTCCTGGAAGGAGAACTTCGGACCAATGCCTGGCAGGACCAGAACGGAAACAGCCGGAGCAACACGGAGCTGTCCGTGGATCGGGTGCACTTTGTCGGGCCGAAGGAGGCCGCCGCAGAGGGTTCCCCAGAACCGCCCCCGCTGGAACCGATGACAGGAGAGGGCGATGAAGACCTCCCGTTCTGACCTGGCCGCCCAAATCAAGGCCCAGGTCACCACGGAGGCAGCAGCCAGATTCTATGGGTACCCGCCGGCGCGGAACGGATTCCTCCGCTGCCCATTCCACCAGGGGGACCGAACCCCCTCCCTGAAACTCTTTCCGGACGGCGGATGGCATTGCTTCGGCTGCGGGAAGGGGGGCTCCGCCATCGATTTTGTGATGGAACTCTTCGGAATCACCTTCCCGCAGGCCTGCCTTCGCCTCAACGCGGACTTTCACCTGGGGTTGACCTCGGATACCCCAGACCGAAAAGCCCTTTCAGAGGCCCGTAAAAAGGCCCAGGAGGCAGAGGAACGTCTGGCCCGGGAAGAAGAGGAGGAGTTGGCGCTCCTCCAGGAACACCGGTACTGGTGGGCTGTGAAGCTGGCCTTCGCTCCGGAGCCGGGGGACGGGGACTACATTCACCCCCTCTATGAGACGGCGGTGAAGGAGCTCCCGTGGCTGGCGTACCTGCTGGACTGCATGGCGGATCAGAGGTGGTTACGATGGAAGAATTGAGTTACTCCCTGGAGGACTTCGTGGCGGGGGTTGCCCCATACGAATATGTGTACAGCTTCCGGAAGAACCCCTTTGAACATGAACGGGTCCTGACGGTGATGGCGGACTACGCCAAGCGGCAGGGGTTTGTCGGGTTCAAAACCATGTATAAGCGGTACTGCGAGACGGTTTCCCTACCAGACGGACGGATGCTGGCCGGCAACGTGACCATGTTTACCGGCCAGCCCATGGAGCTGGATGCCGGCGAGTGGGAGGCAGATGACACCGGCGTGTTGAAGTCCTCCAGCTTGGCCACCCTGGTGGCTTGTCCCCATCCGGTAATGCCGGTGGAGCGGTTGGTTAACATCGACACCGGGGTGGAAAAGCTCCGCTTGGCCTTCCGGAAGGGGAGGTCTTGGCGGGAGATCATCGTGGACAAATCGACGCTGGCTTCCGCGCAGAAGGTCACCTCATTGGCAGATCGTGGTGTCTCGGTCACCAGCGAGACGGCAAAGGCCTTCGTCCAGTACATCTCCGATCTTGAGAATTTGAACTATGAGCGCATCCCAGAGCGGAAGAGCATTGGCCGGCTGGGATACATTCCGGGGGAGGGCTTTTCCCCCTATGTGGATGGTCTGATTTTTGACGGGGATGCAGCCTTCCAAAATCTCTTCGCCTGCGTCCGTTCTGCTGGAACATGGGAGGCGTGGGTGGATGTGGCCAAAGACTGCCGGGCGATGTCCACCACGGCCAGGATCGTACTGGCGGCCTCTTTCGCGTCTCCACTGCTGGAGGTCCTGGGGGCGCTGCCCTTCTTCGTCCACCTGTGGGGCGTGGATTCCGGCACCGGCAAGACGGTGGCGCTGATGTTGGCGGCCTCCGTGTGGGCAGACCCCGCCATGGGGGCGTACATCAAAACTTTTGACGCCACCGTGGTGGGACACGAAAAGACGGCGGCGTTCCTCAATCATCTGCCCCTCTGTTTGGATGAGTTGCAGTTAGCCAAAGACGGGCGAGGACGCACGCAGTTCGACGTGTACAAGCTGGCCCAGGGGGTAGGCCGCACCCGGGGGAACAAGGCCGGCGGAATTGATCTGACCCCGACCTGGCGGAACTGTATCCTCACCACCGGAGAGAGCCCGCTCACCTCCACCAGCGCCGGCGCCGGGGCAGTAAACCGGGTGATTGACATCGAGTGCAAGGCGGACCATGCGGTGATTACAGACGGCATGCGGGTAGCCAATACCCTGAAGCAAAACTATGGCTTTGCCGGTCGCCGGTTCGTAGAACTGCTTTACGGCATAGACGGTGCGCTGGACACGGTCCGCCAGGAATACAACGCCCTGTTTAAGGACCTCTCCCGGCGGGACACCACCGAGAAGCAGGCGATGGCTGCCGCTGCCATCTTGGTGGCGGACAAGCTGGCGACCGGTTGGCTGTTCCAGGATGACAGGGAGCTCACCATGGAGGACATGGCGGAGTTTCTAGCCTCGAAGGCCACCGTTTCCACTGGGGAGCGGGGGTACCAGTTTCTGTGCGATTGGGTGGCACAAAACGGCCTGCGATTTGCCGCCTCCACGGCGGAGAGCACCGGACGGGACGTATACGGCACCATCGAGGCCGGCGAGGTGTACATCATTCGAAAGGTATTCCACGACGCCGTTTCAGACGCCGGCTTTTCCCCAAGGGCAGTGCTGAGTTGGCTGAAACAGAACGGAAAAATTAGGACCCGGGGCAAAAACATGACCCGAGGCAAGCGGATCAACGGCATCCTGTCGGAATGCGTTTGCCTGATCTTGCCAGAAGAAGAGGGAGCAGAAGGGGACGAAATTCTGTGAAAAGTCCCACGATGCGGGGGATTTTGGGGCATTTTCCCACATCGGTCCCACAGCGCAAACCGTTGGTACATAAGGGTTTGCGGTCCAGTGTGGGACTGTGGGGCTGTTTTGGACATACACACACCCCCTATAGAAATGGGTGTGTACACGTACACATTTTTCCTATATAGGAAAACGTGAAATCGGTCCCACAGTCCCACAAAGCCCGGAAACCGTTGAGGCTCAAGGGTTTGCACGTGGGACCGCCAGTCCCACACGGTCCCACGGGTCCCACAAGATAAGAAAGGAGGACACAAACATGGAAAAGAACGGGTATCACATCCCGCCGTACCGCTTGATGAAGATCTCCGAGCACGCAGCGAAGATCGTGAAGCAGATTGTCTGCGAGCCGGCGGTAAACTTCACCCGGCAGGAGGCAGACATCATCCTGGATATCGTTCGAGACACGTTGGACAAACGCACGGAAGGAGATGAATCTTCCTCATGGAGTTAAGGCCGTATCAGAAGGAGGCCATCTCCGCCATCAGCGCGCAGCCCCCAGGACGGTATTTGGTGCAGATGGCTACCGGATTGGGCAAAACCGTCACCTTTGCCAACCTACCCCGGCAGGGGCGGGTGCTGCTCCTTTCTCACCGAGAGGAACTGGTGGAGCAGCCCAGGAAGTATTACGCTTGCTCCTTTGGGGTGGAGCGTGCCGCCAGCCGGAGCCACGGGGAGGAGGTGGTCTCCGCCAGCGTGCAGACGTTGGTGCGGCGCCTGGATCGGTTCGCCCCGGACGAGTTTGACGTGGTGATTGTAGACGAGGCCCACCACGCCTCTGCACGGACCTACCGAAAAATCCTCTCCCATTTCCGCCCCCGCCTGACGCTTGGGTTTACTGCAACGCCGAACCGAGGGGATAAGGTACGGCTGGACGATGTGTTTTCGAAAATCATCTTCTCCCGAGATTTGCGGTGGGGGATCCAAAACGGCTACCTCTGTGACATCCTGTGTAAACGGGTGAACATAGGGTACGACCTTTCCGCCGTCCATACCCGCCTGGGGGATTACGCCCCCGGTGAGTTGGCCGAGGCGATGGAGGGCACCGCCGACGCCGTCGCCCAGGCTTACCGAGAGGAAGCGGAAGGGGCGACCCTGATCTTCGCGGTGAATGTGGCCCAGGCAGAGGAGATCGCGGCGAGGATCCCTGGCGCCGTCGTTGTCACCGGAGAGACCAAGGACCGGGCTGGGATCATCCGACGGTTTACGGACGGGGAGATTCCCTGCTTGGTCAACTGCATGGTGTTCGCGGAGGGGACGGACATTCCTCGCGTGGAAACGGTGATCCTGGCAAGGCCCACCCAGTCTGACGCGCTCTATACCCAAATGGTAGGAAGAGGGCTCCGGTTGTATCCCGGCAAAGAGAGGCTCATCCTGATCGACTGCGTGGGGACCACCGGGAAGGCCTCCCTGTGTACGGCGCCCTCTCTGCTGGGGATCAATCTGGATGACGTTCCCGAGAGACGACGGCAGGATGTCCAGGGCATGCTTTTCGACCTCCCGGTCAGGGCGGCTGCTGCATCGGACTGCCCGGAAAGCTGGATCAAGAACGTGGAGATCGTCAACCTGTGGGCAGAGGAACAGAAGTACCAACTCCACGATGTGAACTGGTTTCGGATGCCAGATGGATCCCTGGTGTGCTCCCTGCCGGAGCGGCGGAAGATCACCATCCCTTGCCCAGATGCACTGGGACAGGTAAATGGCGTGCCCATGCAGGAACGGCTAGACGAGGCATACCGATATCTGCAAGAGGAGTGCCAAGATTCCCGGTATCTCTGGGACAGGAATGTGGTGGACCGCTGGGGGAAGCAGCCGGCCAGCGAGAATCAGTTGAACATCATCCGGCGGCGGTGCCGCGGGTTTGATCCCAGCGGCCTCACCAAGGGGCAGGCCAGTCAAATTCTGAACCGTTTGTTCCACGGGGGAAGGAGTGCATGACGTGACAGAGTATCAGCATCAATCCGCAGTATTCCGGTGGTCCCGGCAGCCGAAGGTCCGCGCGCTGTATCCGGAGCTTGCCCTGCTGTTCCATATCAAAAACGAGACCCAAGGCGGCGCCACCCAAGTGGCTATTGACCGCGCCGGCGGTGTGAAGAAGGGCGTGCCGGACCTCTGCCTGCCAGTGCCGCGAGGGAACTACCACGCCCTGTACATTGAGCTCAAAACAGAGCGGGGCCGCACCAGCCAGGCCCAGGAGTGGTGGATCAAGAAGCTGGGCGAGGTGGGCAATTTCTCCTGCGTCTGCCGCGGCTGGGAGGCAGCGGTGCAGGTTTTGGGGTGGTACCTAGACCTGGGAGAGTACCGATGAAAACAGGGGGAGAGAGGTTTTCCTTTCCCTGGGAGCGGGACGCCATGCGAGGGGATGCCATGCCAGAGGGGCTTCCACTTTACGACCAAGCAGCCTACCAGGCCATGCGGTATCTATATGCCCTCCATCGCCGGGGCGAGATCCCTCGAGAGGATGCCGCGACAGAGAAGGGAAGGATCCGGGGAGAGTACGAGATAAGAAAAAAGCAGTTCCAGGCAGTCCGGGAAGGGCAGACGGAACGGGCGCAGTTTTGGAAGGCAATCGAGGCCGCTGCTAACCGCTTCGGCAGGGAACGTACGTTAGAGAACGCAGAGGCGTTCCTGGAAGCGGTGTACGGAGCGGGACTAAAAGGAAAATAGGAGGAACCCATGATACTGAGCGGTAATGAAATCAAGCTCCAGCATGAGGCTGGTACCATCGTCATTGAACCCTGGGACGATGCCAGGGTAAACCCGAACAGCTACAACGTCTCCCTGGCCCCGGAGTTGATGGTCTATACCGAGGACTGTCTGGATCCCCGGCAGGACAACCGGACACGGACCATCACCATCCCCGATGAGGGGCTTTTGTTAACCCCTGGCAAGCTCTACCTTGGCCGCACGAACGAATGGACGGAGACCTACGGCCTGGTGCCCAAGCTGGAGGGTCGTTCTTCCATCGGTCGCCTGGGGCTTTTCATCCACGTAACTGCTGGTTACGGGGATGTAGGCTTCCGTGGTTACTGGACCCTGGAGATCGTCGCAGTTGAGCCCGTCCGCATCTACCCCAACATGGAGATCGGGCAGTTGTCCTATCATCCGGTGTGTGGTGAGGTGACGGATACCTACCATGGCAAATACCAGGGGAGCCGGGAGATTGTGTCTAGCCGGATGTACAGAGAGATGGAGGGGAAGAAATGACTAGAAAGGGAATACTGGACGCCGCAGAGGCGTGTGTTTGCGGACAGAGAGAGCAGGACTATGGCAGCCCAGAGGACAATTTTCGCACCATCGCTGAGTTGTGGAGGCAATACATACAGGCTCGTTGCGTTGGCCCTGGTGTTTTGGTCGACCTTGTCCCTGACGATGTGGCCGCCATGATGGTTCTGCTCAAAGTGGGGCGGATTGCCGGCGGTTCTTTCTCCCAGGATAACTGGGTAGATATCGCCGGTTACGCCGCCTGTGGCGGGGAGATTGCGGCGATGGGGGCAGAAAAATGAGCATCACCAGAGAACAGGCTGCAACATGGTTTGAAACCATGCACCCGCCTGGCCCAGGCGCCCGGGAGATGTATCGGATGGCGGCAGAGGCGTTGCGGGAACCGGATGAACCATTAAAAAATGGTCGCAGCCAAGAACACTTTGAGAAATTACGAAATTTAATTTCCGACATGAGCGTTGTCGAGATTGCTTCCCACATCGAAACGGATAACCTGAGCGAATACCTCGGGATATGGAGGTATCACGCACAAAAAGAACTTCTTTCGATTCGCCAACTATTCTTTGAGGAGGCCCACCCATGAGCATGACGAGGGAAGAAGCCATAAAGGTATTGAAAAATGGAGGAATCGAGGTCTGTGGAGAAGCAGACAGGATTAGCGAGTTTATAGCCGCTTTGGATGTTGCTCTAGACGCTCTCATCCCCCCGACAAGGGAGAATGAACTGGAAGCTGAAAATAGAGAACTAAAAGAGCGCATTGTAAACTGGAGGAAGTATATGGCCCCCACCAGGGAGCAGGTGGAGAAGGTGTGGGCGGGCTGTGAGTATTGTGAAAAGCACAAAATCAACCTTGTGCGAATTGAAATGAATTACAACGATTCTCCGGGAAGTCCCAAACGATTGAATCCTACCAGAGTTCCGAAGTTTTGCCCCATGTGCGGCCGCCCTCTTACGGACGAGGCCGTGGAGATCACCATGCGGAGATTGGAGGATTTACATGAAGAAAATTGACCTTTACCAATGTGAAATTTGCGGTACACAGTTCAAAAGCAAGGAAGACTGCGTAAAGTGCGAAAAAGGACACCAGAAAGAGTTGCACATTGTAAAGACCCGTTACCTGCCCTACACACAGGACGGGAGTGGAATGCCCACGACGATTACGCTTGTTGGGCCAGATGGCAGGCACTACACATACAAACGGTAAGGGAGGCGCTGAAAGATGGCAGTACGACCGATTGATGGAAACGAGCTGTATCGAATTGAAAAGCTGCTTGATACAGATATTGTCAAGAAAGATAAAGTAGCTTCTGAATTGTTAGAACAAG